CCACCTCATCTACCGGCAAACAAAAATTGAATTTGGGAGCTGTATTTTATTCTGATGACGCATCCGGCGCGATTGTTTTGTCTGGAACAATGGAGCAGGCGCCGCAGCACACAAACTTAGCTGGCGATGCGGTTTCACACACCACAACTGCATCACAATGTATTCCAATTGCCGTGAGCACTGCCAATAGAGGCGCTGAATTCACTGCTCAAATAGGCAGTCAAGACGCGGTCCGCGACAACACAGCGGAAAGATTTGTTTTCAATTTTGATGAAAATTCTGATAACTATATTAGAAAAGTTTTTAACACAAACCCAACTCTAACGAATTCAGGTATCACAATTGCATCTGAACAAAAGACGTATTTCTTGGGAGAAACGTTTGAAAGGTCGTTAATGGCTGAGGAAACTTATGGTCAAAGTGGCTCCCCTCGTACAGGTTTGTCAGGTTTAAATGATGTTACTCATGGTGTTTTTGTAGGTCTTACAAACCAAGGTTCTTCGGGCGAAGAATACGCAGACCGACAGAGGGAAGCATCAAAAGCTCGCACTGGATGGTTTATCAGCCAGGATATGGGAGATCCCGCAAACTTCAAACCTGCGAATCAACAACAATTGTTTAAACTTGTTGCCCATGAGGAAGGAGAATGGTTGCAGAAAAACGTTAAAATATCAATTGAAGCAATCAAACCATCAACTAATAAACTTAGTGATTTTGGTACGTTTACTGTAGTCCTCAGAAAAATTGATGATCTTGATAAGGCACCAAAAGTTATCGAGAGATTTACTTCATGTGATTTGAATCCAAACTCTGCAAATTATGTTGCTAGAAAGATTGGTGACAAGTACATTGAATGGGATGAGTCTGAAAGGCGATATCGTCACTTTGGCAACTACACCAACATGTCAAAATATGTTTACGTGCAGATGAATGACACTGTTCACGCTGGTGGAGTCGAAGACCGATTACTTCCCTTTGGTTTCTTTGGGCCGCCGAAGCTTAAAGATGCTGGAACAGAAATTGCTGTTGCCGCAACATCGGTTGACGCACTTGAGTGCGACGACATCAACCCCGGCGGTGCAGCCGAGAATGTCAACATCTCGTTTACCATACCTACGGCTGCTGGCGGCGCAGGGACAATCACCTGGGTTTATGTTAGCCATACCAGCACTGATGGTGATGACGTTGACGCTCCGGGTACGATTGGTGTTGGTATTCAAGCCCTGGCCGACTCTGCCGCTGCTACCGCGGCGATAATTGATGCTATTAATGGTGACACAAATGTTAATGTCACAGCCGCAACGTCGGGAAATGGGGCAACTGGTGGTGTTCCTGGCGTCACCGCTGCGGAAGGGACTACAGACACAAGAATAACACTTACCATGACTACTACCGGGAATGCTGGCAATATAACCGGGACGACACCCCTAGCGTCGACCCGGCCGCTTATCGTGGCGGTGGCCGACAACTTCTCTGGCGGCAAAACCGGGCTTACAGTCGACACCGATTTGGCTGACGGTCACTTTATAGACCCAACGAAAAATCAAATCGAACCGCGGACAGCAGCCCTCAAAATCGCACATACCGATGCTATTCTCACAACACCTGGTTTAAATGGCTCGTTCTTGTTCCCCAAGATCCCTCTAAAATTACACGGAACCCAAGGAAACTTGCCGAAGCCTTCCATGCAATATTGGGGCGTGGACTTGGCCAAAAGTGGTTCAACCAAATTAGACCGCAGTCTTTTGGAAACTCTCCGACCGATAAGCACTCTTGGCCCGGACGTTTCCGATAGTCCCACCGAACTCGAATACATGTACGTTTTCTCGTTAGACAATCTTTGCGAGTCTGGCAGCATTGGAGCTTCGTATACATCTGGTTCACGAGCGACACATCTTGTTGACGATTCTAAGCCCTGGGTGCGCGGATCCGCTACTTCTATGAGCGGTTCAAGTGCGCTGTTAACTGGAAGTGGCCTAGGATACAATCGGTTCACTACCGTTTTCCACGGAGGCTCCGACGGCTTTGATGTTACGGAAAAAGACCCATTTAGAAACACTTTTATTACTGCTAATGGCTCTGATACCAACAACTATGCTTTCTACTCTATCAAGAGAGCAATTGACAGTGTTAGGGACGCAGAAGTAGCAGAGATGAACTTAGCCGTAATGCCCGGAATCACGCAGCCAGCTCTTACCGAGCACCTCATTAGTATTTGTGAAGATCGCGGAGATGCTTTAGCTATCATTGATCTCGAGAAAGATTATGTGCCTCCGCATGATGGTGAGGAAGCTGGCTTAACAGAATCAGCCAGAAAACCGGATGTTATTCTGGCGGTAAACAAACTGAAGGCTCGACAAATTAACTCGAGTTATGGATGTGCTTACTTTCCATGGGTTCAGATTAGAGATACCATTTCTAATGCTTTGTTATATGTTCCGTCTTCCGTCGTCGCCTTAGGCACAATGGGTTCAAGTGAAGCCCGTCGTGAGCTTTGGTTTGCTCCTGCAGGCTTTACTCGCGGCGGACTGTCTACTGGAGCAGCTGGAGTTCCAGTAACTGGTGTAAAACTACAACTTTCATCTGATGATAGGGACAAGCTTTATGCAGCCAATATCAATCCTATTGCCACATTCCCAGCAGAGGGCATTGTGATTTTCGGACAGAAGACGCTGCAAGTAACAGCATCTGCATTGGACAGAATCAATGTTCGACGCTTGTTAATCTTTATCAAGAAGCAAGTCTCGCGAATTGCCGCAACCACTCTGTTCGAACAGAACGTTTCGGCGACGTGGAATGGCTTTAAAGGCCAGGTTGAAACGTTCCTCTCCAATGTCAAGGGCGGTCTAGGTTTGACCGATTTTAAGGTTGTTCTAGATGAGACTACAACAACCCCAGAACTGATTGATAGAAACATTATGTATGCCAAGGTATTTTTGAAACCTGCGCAAGCAATTGAATTCATTGCCTTGGATTTCATCATAACAGATTCAGGAGCTTCTTTTGACGATTAGTTAAGAAACTTTTAATAAGCAACACTATTTAATATAGATATTTAAGGAGAAATAAAAATATGGGATTTTGGACAGACAGTACTTTGGAGCCAAAACGATCACATCGATGGCTGCTTTTCATGAGAAACTCTCAGCTAGAATCATTTGTGATCAAGTCAGTTGACAAGCCGGGCTTCTCCATCAATGAAACTTCTCATAATTTTTATGGACACTATTTTTATTATCCCGGTCAGTTGAGTTGGGATGAGCTTAGTGTTACTCTTGTTGACCCTGTTGATCCTGACAGCTCGCAAGCTTTAATGAAAGTGTTGGGAAGGGCCGGGTACAGGGCGCCAGGCGGCACCTTCGGTGCCCGGACTGAAGACGGTGGTTTATTTACCATTTCCAAGGCCGAAGCGGTAGACGCTCTTGGGCCAAAAATTCAAATTGAACAACGTGGCGCCGAAAACGCAAAGCTCGAAACTTGGAGTTTTGTTAACCCTTGGATCAAAAGTGTCAAGTTTGGAAACTTGGCTTATGATTCCGATGCGATGCTTGATATTCAGTTGACAATTCGTTATGATTTTGCCGAATTGGAAACCCATACCAAGCCGCCCGGTACAATCGGTACGTAAAAAAAAGATTTAACATATAAAAAAAATCTGTTATAATAATATTTGAATGAGGTAAAATATGACAGTCAGAAATAATGAGGACAGGGTAGGCGCTGTACAGCCTTCTCCACCTCCGCCTTCTCTTGAACAACCAGCACAAAGGGAATCAACTTTTAGTTTCACCACACCTACAGAATTTGTAGAATTGCCATCTGGTGGCAAATACTATCCTGGTGGCCACCCCTTGCATGGTACTGATACACTTGAAATACGATATATGACAGCAAAGGATGAAGACATCCTAACTTCTAGGTCTCTCTTAAAGAAGGGCGTTGCAATTGAAAGAATGTTAGAAAATATTCTTGTCGATAAAAGTATTAAAGTTGATGATTTGCTAGTAGGGGATAAAAATGCACTTATCGTCGCAGCAAGAATAACTGGCTATGGCGAGGAGTATGAAACAAAAACCACTTGCCCAGCATGTATTGAAACTGTAAATTACATGTTTGATTTAACTCAAAAAAAATTAAATTCTGGTGGAGAACTTGAATCATCTAATGTCATGGAAACAGAAAGTGGAACGTTTACGATTGAACTTCCAGTGTCTAAAATTAATTTAGAAGTACGGTTTTTGACCGGCCGTGACGAAAAAAAGCTGGCACAAATTTCTGAAAGACGAAAAAAACATAATTTGTCAGAGGCCATCTTGACAGATCAGTTTAAATTGATGATTGTCTCTGTTAATGGTGAGAGTAATACGGAGATAGTTGCTTCGTTTGTTGATGCCATGCCGGCTCAAGATTCCAGACATCTTAGACTTATGTATTCTACGATAATGCCAAACATCGCGCTGGATCAATCTTTTACATGTTCTTCGTGCGGGTACGAAGAGGAGGTAGATGTTCCGTTTACGGCGGACTTTTTTTGGCCTAGGCGATAAATATATTGAATCTGTTTATGAACAGTTCTTCTATATGAAATATTATGGCGGCTGGAGTTTCACAGAAGCCTACAATCTTCCTGTGAGAATAAGGGATTGGTTTGTCAATAAATTGGCAGAACAGTTAGACATGGAGCATGCCGAAATGCAAACCGCGACTAAAAGTAGTCAAAACAAATATAAATAACTAATTACATTTGATCACTTTTGGAGGAAAATGATGAAAAATCTTCATGAAGAAAAGCTTTCCACAACTATAGAAATTGATTTGAGTGCAGCGCGCCGCGGAAAGTTGACTGAAAATTACTTGGAATCCTTCGGCGCTCAAGTTGCTATAGCTCTCGAAAGAATACTTGCTGGTGCAGGCGGCGGCCTCAACCTCACTGGCAATAAATCAGAAATTCAGTCCTTTGTAGATGCTTTGACTTCTGAAAGTAGTTACATCGACAAGTATCAAAAGTATGGATTGAATAACCCGGGTACCTTACAAAGCGCAAGCAGCTTAAAAAACGCAATTCAACAATTTGAGACACAAACAGGCCTAGCATGGCCACTGAGATAAGGAAGAACTAGATGCCAGCTCCTCCTCCGCCAACACCATCACCAGCAGATGTTGCCGCTTTAATCGCGGCACAGGGCACGTATATGAAGCAACTCGAAGCACAAATCGAGCTGCAGCAAAAGGTTCTTCATCTGCAAGGGAAAGAAACGAGCGCTTATGGTCAAGCGCTCACCAAACTGCAATCCCTCACGAGAGAGCGGCAAGAATTAATTAGACTTTATCAGTCTGGAGACACGATCCTACAGAGTGAAGCAGATCACCTTGAAAAAATTATGACGACCGTTTCTGCGACTAGCCGTATGACTGCGGAAGAAGTCGCAGCCCTAGGGGAAAAGTTAAATTTAATTAGATCGCTTTTAGCTGTTAACGAAAATGTACGTACACAGCAGGCGAGAATACTTTCAATACAAGTACAGTCGACCATTGAATTAGGAAAGCAGGCCGCAGCATTTAATGGACTAGCTAGTAAATTAGGAGGGTTGGTTGGTGTTGGAACTAATTTTAACCAAACTGTTCTTGGCGGCATGGCCAATGCTGTTGGCGGTATTGCTTTTCAATTAAAGAATATAATAAGTAGTTATCAAGGTATTGGAAGTTTGGCTGGGCCATCAGTTGCAATTGCTAACAAGGCTATGGGTTTTTGGGCTTCGACCACTGAACAATTGATGGTCGTTCAAGACGGTCTACGTGCTAAATTTTTTGCATCTACAGGCGCGGCCGATAGGTTTGGAGGTTCTGTGATACAAACATCTACTGCCTTAAAAAACTTGGGTTTAGATGCGCGCGCAGCAGGCGCCGCCCATGCAGAACTTTATAACAA